CGAGGCCGCCGCGGGAGCCGAGCGCGGCACCCTTCTCGCTGATGATCAGCGGGCGGCCGAAGATGCTCATCGGCGCCGGACCGGCCGCGTTCACGACGAACACGCTGTTGCCGCCGGTGCCGACGGTGAGGGACATCTGCAGCAGCTGCGGCAGCGCGTCCGGGGAGCACATCCACACCGCGTTCGACAGGGACGACGGCAGCATCCGCGCGTACATGGCGACGACGTCCGGGTAGGTGATCTTCCCGGCGCCGCCGGAGCGGGACACGGTGACCGCGGCCGGGTTACCGGCGCCGCGGAAGCCGAGGGGCTCGCCGGTGCCGGTGCCGGACTGGAACGCGTTGTCCTCGGAGAAGGCCAGCGCGGACGGCCACAGCGTCTCGATCAGCGCGGAGAAGGAGACGATGGAGTCCTGGAGCAGCTCGTTCGGGACGGCGGACAGGCCGGTGAGCTTCTTCGCGTCGAGGACGACGCGGCCGAACCGCGGGTTGGAGTCCTGGAGGGCGGCGCCTTCCTCACCCCAGTAGGCGATCATGCCGCCGTACACGGAGCCCTGGTTCGTGGTGGAGTCGATCATCGGGAACGGGACCCGAGCCGAATCCATCGGCACCACGGTGGCCAGCGGCCGGACGACCGCCTTTTCCAGCGCGATCGACATCAGCGTCGACCGCAGCGTCTCCGGGACCAGGAAGCCACCGTCCGCCGGGGAGACCGAACCGGCGGCGTTGCGGAGCGCGTCCAGCTTGGTGTGCGCCTCGGGGCTCTTGTTCAGGTGCCAGATGCTCTTGACGTAGTCGATCGAGTTGTCGAAGTGCTTGTCCACCGCCGCGCCCGGCGCGGCAGCGTTGTACGCGGTGCCCTGACGGTGCGACGTCAGCATGCCCGCCGACCGCTTGGCCTGCGGGTCGAGGTCGAGACGCTTGATCGCAGTGGCGGCGTCCTTGTTGGACACGTCGGCGCCGTGCTCGCGGAGCATCGCGGCGAACTGCCGCTGGGTCTCCTCGGCGATCTGCCGGTTCAGGTCGGTGCCGTCGCCCTGCTGCCGGTTGGCGTACTCGGTGATGAAGTTCGTCAGGTCCTCGGGGGAGGCGACGACGTCCTTCGCCTTGGCCGGGTCGCTGAGCATTTCCGCCAGCTCGGCGGCGTTGCTCGGGATGGTGGGTGTTGCCACTGCTGCCTCCTTCAGGCTGCTTCCGTCGCCGAGCGGGCCGCCGACGTGCTGTTGGTGAAGCGGGCCACGAGCGCGGCCCACGGGTCAGGTTCAGGCTGGGTGAGGTGGGCGACCAGGGCAGCCCACTCGTCTACGGGTTCGGCGGCAGGCTCGGGCTGGGCCGGCGGTTCGGCTACCGGCTCGGGCTCGGGTTCGATCGGGGCCGCTTCGGCGACGGGTTCGGCAGGGGCCGGGTCCTCAACGGGCTGGACTGCTGCGCGGAGTTGCGCGGCAACCTCTTCGCCGATCAGCGAGCGGATGTCCTCGGTGAGCCCGGTCTCGGCCTTCGGCTGCTCGCGGCGGGGGCCGGTGTAGCCGTAGGCGGCGAGGTCGAACGGGCGGGCCATGTCGGGCTCGTCTTCCTCGGCTGGCGCGGTGGGGTCGCCCTGCTTCGGCGTCTGCACGGCCTCGTCAGCCAGGCCCGCCGTGACGGCGTCCTCGGGCAGATACCAGGTCTCCGCGCGCATGAGGGCCCGCCACTGGTCGCGGGTGCCGCCCGCACGCTGCGCGTATGCGTCGGCGATGTTGTCGCTGATGAGGTCGAGGAGTTCGGCCATCTCCTGCATGTCGGCCGCGTTGCCCATGCACAGGCCGGACGCGTCGTGGATCATGAGCATGGTGTTCGGGGCCATCTCGATCCGGTCCCCGGCCATGGCGATGACGGAGGCGATGGAGGCGGCGATCCCGTCGACCTGCACCGTCACGTTCGCGGGGTGGGAGCGGAGCGCGTTGGCGATGGCGATGCCCTCGAACACGCTGCCACCAGGCGAGTTGATCCGAACCCGCAGGTTCGGCGCTGTCACGCCGCGCAGGTCCGCGATGAACTGGTCCGCGGTTGCGCCGAGCCAGCCGCCGACCTCGTCGTACAGCATGACCTCGGCCTCATCCTGCGAGGCTGCGTTGGTGATGCGGTACCAAGAGCGGGCCTCGACACCCAGCTGCGCGCGCTGCTTGGCGGCCTGCTCGCGCTGGCTGGCCATGAAGGAGGCCGCCTTACCAGGCAGCTGAATGTTCATGAGCCCTCTCCCTTACGGCCTCGCTTCACGACCTTGCAGCGACACGCGTTGCCGTACTGCGCGCCAATGCAGTTCACGTAGCCGGAGCCGCCCGGGTAGTCCTCGTAGGCCTGCTGCCGGTTCTTGTACGTCTTGCCGTTGTTGTCGCGGCACGGCTGACAGGTGTTGTCGTCATCGACCGCAACCGCGACCCACCGCTGCGCCGCCTCGATGTCCTCACCGAGCAGGCCAGCCACCGCGTCATCCCACGTGTTCGACGGTTCAGCAGCGGGTGCTGCTCCGTGGCCGGGTACGAGCGACTGCCAGCCCTCGGGGAGTTGGAAGCCGAGCATCGGCAGGATCAGCGGGCCCAGACTCGGGGCGCCGCGCACGATCCGCGACAGCAGGTCACGGTCCGCGTCGAACGGCAGCTCTGGCAGACCGACCGCCTGCGCGACGGCTTGCGGGTCGTAGCCCGCGGCGGCCAGGGACTGCGCCGCGTTGGACATAGCGGTCAGTCGGGCGATCTCCTGGTCGGGGTCCTCGGGGACGGGGTTGCAGTAGTCGAACTCCAGGCCCTGCGTGGTCGCACCGAAGAGCGGCAATAGTTCGTGGTTGAGCGCAGCCTTGATGCGTTCCAGGCGGGGAACGGTTTGCTGCTCCGCGAACCATGCCTTCGCGGCGAGGGCGGAGGCGCGGTTGATGTCCTCGAAGTCGCCGATGGCGGTCTTCGAGATGCCGTAGGCCTCACGGATACGGTCGGCGGTGGCGCCGCGGAGTTCCACGAACTGCATGTCGCGCTGGCTGATGGTGCGGTCAACCCACTTGCCGTGCTCCAGGATCGCCACGCGGTGGGCGTTGCCGACGCCGCGGTGCTGCTCGTTCCACCGGTCGCGGAGCTCGTCGAACTGGTCGTCGGACAGGGCGCTGGGGACCTCGATGATGCCGCCCGGCTGCGCACTGTTGACGAAGAACGCGCGGCTCCACTCGGCGGCGTACCGGGACGTGTCGAGGTCCGGGAGGATCGACAGCACCGGCGACAGACCGCGGTACGGGTCCAAGGGGTTCGGCCGGCGCAGCTGAATGACCTCGTCGAGCTCAAGCGGGATCTGCTCGCCGTCGGGGCTGGTGTACACGTACCCGGCGAGGAACGTCTCTCGGGACGGTACGGGCGTCATGCGGTCGGGGCGGACCGGCCACATCTCCAGCGGCAGCTTGACGCCCTTGGCACGGGAGATCACCCACCAGGCCTCGCCAGTGAGGTCGTGGTGCTGCTGGAACGTCTCGACGAACTCTTGCCGCGGCATAAACGGGTTCGGCCGGTTCCACAGGTCGAGCGCGGCATGGCTAGTGACCTCGACGCGGTCTTCCTTCTTGCCGCTCTTGGCCTTGCGGTACAGCTTCCAGTCCACCAGCGCGGTCGCGTTCGCTGTCCGGTCGACGATGGCGAAGAGGGTGCCTGTGGCGGTCATGGCCCGCATCTGGGCTTCTGCGCTGCGGCCGATACCGAACGCGCCGTGACGGCCGGTGGTGGCTCGGCCGGTGAAGGGAATCGGGGCTGACGCGGTGGCTGCGCGGTTGAACAGCGCGCCGAGGAGGGTCCGTGCCAACGCCCCTCCCTCCGCTTACTGGCCGGGCCTGTCCTCGTGGATCCGGAAGTTGAGGACGAAGCACCCTGCGCCTGCCGCCGCCAAGCCTGCTGCCACGCCCCACCAGAGCATGGCGGAACCCGACAAGAGGATGATCCCAGCCGTGTCAAGCAGAATCGGCGCCAACTTCCGCAACACTTGCATCGACCTGCGGAAACGCTCGTATCGGCTGGTCATCGTGGTCTCACTCTCGTCGCGGCGGCTTGTATCTTTACGACAGTCTCACAGCCAACGAACCCGCGGCCTGCCACGAACGTCCAATGCCGCCACCATGTACCGGGCCGCGTCACATGAGTGGTCGTTGGCCTTGACCGGTTCTTCCTTCAGCCCGCCGGCGTTGCCGGGCTTCACCGCCCACACGTAGCCGGCGACCTCTTCGGCGAGGCCGATCGGCAGGGAGGCGGCATCCATCTCCGCGTCTCGTTCGAGGAGCGCGCCACGGAACACGAACAGCCGGGCCTTGCCGTCCGGCTGGACCTTGAGCCGGGACTGCACGGCCTGGATGCCGTCGGAGACGCCCTTGTGCGCAGCCTGCGTCCCCATGCCCAACTTGCGTTCGAGGGTGGCCCGGTCTTCGGCGTCGTGGTCGGTGATGATCGCGCGTGGTCGCGGCTGGCCGGCGAGGAGCTTCTCCCGGATGACGTCGGCGTGATCCTCAACCAGCATCCGGGTCCGAACCCACTCGCGGATCAGGTACAGCCGGCCGTCCGGGTCCTCGGCCCACAGTTGGGCGACGAAGGGGTTGGTGAAGCCGAAGTCGACTGTGATCCACCTGGTCCAGGCGGCTGGCACGTCGAACGGCTCGACCACATGGACGGCGTCGGACCAGCCCTCGTAGACGAGCCCTTCCGCTGCAACCCACTTGCCCCAGCGCATGCGGTGGTATCGGGCGCCGGTGAGGGTGTCGAGCCGCGCCAGGTAGGTCTGGCCGTACTCGGTCCACTCACCGTCGTGGTAGAGGCGGGGGTTGTCCTCGTGGGTGCTGTACAGCAGGCGGCATCGGCCGGCGTCGGCGCGCTGCTTCAGGTGGTGCGTAGGCGGCCCGGGGTTGGTGGCCATGATCAAGCGCTGACGGGAGAGGACGCCGTTACGGAGGCGGGACACGATGGTGTCGAGGTCTTCGTCGGTGACCTCGATCGCTTCGTCCACGAACGCAAGGTCGAATTCGGTACTGAGTAGGCGCGTCGCGCGGTCGAGGCCGCCCATGATGATGACGCTGCCGTTGGCGTACTTGTAGCTGGGGGGCTCTTGCGCGCTGCCGCCGTAGAACCGGAGCAGCCCGGCCTCGATGGCCTCCTTCGCAACTTTCTCCCGGAAGGTCACCAAGGTCGAGGCAGTCAGTGAGGCGTGCGTCTTACGGACAATGAGCGCGCGCACCTTCGGCTTGGAGAGGCAGGCAAGGTGTAGGTACATGAGCGCGCCGACGGACTTGCCGGTGCCAGCGGCGCCGCTGAGGAGGATCTCGTTCTCGGTGGACTGGAAGAGCTCCTTCACGGCGCCGCGTGGTTCGTAGCGGACGACGACGTCATTCACGGTGGCGCTCCAGGTAGAGGGCTGCCGCGCGCAGGCGTCCGGGGTCGTCCCGCATCAGGCCGAGCGCTGTGTTGCAGTTGCCGCAGATGAGGGCACGAATGCATCCGCCGCAGCTCTTACCCTTCTCCGGGCAGCAGGCGTGATCGTGGTCGATGTGAAGAACTTCTGGCATGTCGCCGCAGACTGCACACGCCCCACTCTGTGCTGCCGCCATCTCCTCGTAGCGGGTGAGGGTGATTCCAAAGTTCTCAACGAGCTTTCGGTTTCGCATGCACCGCTTGCAGCGTGGGTTGAGGCCGTCAGCGCACGTCTTCGACGCCTGGTAGTTGTCCAGGGTCTTCCACTGCTGACAGAGCCTGCAAAGCTTGCGCCCCTGGCTGTCGCGGATCACGGTGGAGACGTACTTCCGGATCTCCGAAGCGCCCGCGGAGCCCGTCTTCTTCACACGAAGGTAGTGCGTGTAGCAGTAGCCGCCTGTGTTGTGCTTTCGTCCGCAGCCCTCGACCGAGCAGACGCGCGGAGGACGATCTGGGAGCCCTGTACGACGCAGTTGGGCATAGTGGGTATCGCACAGCCCCCGGCACTTGTGGGGCCTGCCGCATCCATCCTGAGAACAGGTACGCTCGCTCACGTCGACTCCTAGACAGTCGGCCATGCCCCGGGACGGTTGCCGCCGTCGCCGGGGTCCTCTGTTGCTCATGATTCTACCGTTTCCGCAGCTCAACCGCCCTGCTCCTGGTGCGAGTTGAGCCCTCATGCAAGGCTCTCCGGGTCCACTCCGACCAGCTCGTACTTCACGCCGCCGCTGATCTCGGTCTTGGCCGGCTGTTTCAGGCCGTGCAGGTTCTGGTACTGGTCCCGGATCCTGAGCGCGGTCTGGATCGCCTGCAGGCGGGGTCCGTCGTCGAGGAGCGGTTCGCCGTCGTCGCCGTAGACGACCCGGCCGTGGGAGACCATGACGTGGTTCCGTTCGAGGATCTCCATCGCCATGACGTACAGCTGGTCGAGCTGCTCGGACTCGGTCTGGATGAGCTTGTCGACGGCCGGCTTGAGGACGTCGCGTTTGGCGCGTTGGACGGCGCGCCAGGCTTCGCCGCGGTCGTAGAACCCGAAGCGGTCGGCCAACTCCTGGAAGCGGGTGCCGGGGTTGTCGGCGAGGTACTGAGCTGCGGCGGCGTCCCTCTCGACGGTCTTCATGGACCGCTGGAACTTGCCGTTGCCGTCTCGTGGCCGGTCGGTGGGGTGGTATTCGGGGGTGTCGTTGCTGGCGGTCACGAGGCCCCTTCCCTGTTGCTCGCGTGTTACCTGTTGGGCGTGGTTTGATGGTAACGATGCGTGCAACCGGGGTGGCGGCTGAGGGCGCGCGCAGGGAGAAGCCCCCGTCTCTGTCTGGGCGTCAGGGTCGGGGGCTTCGGCCATGCAGGGGTCAGGCGCTAACGGCGCGCATGCGGTCGAGTAGCGCGGCTGCTACGTCCGGCCCTGTGCCGCCTGGGGCGTCAACCTCAATTGGCGTCGCCCACCCGCGAACGAAGACTGAGACTGACAGGTAGTTGTCCTGTACCGCCTGGATATCGGCGACGCGAACGCACGAGGTTCCGTCGACCCAGACGAATCCTGGGGGAGCCTCTGGCAGGGATCCGAAGTCGGTGTCGGCCATGGGGTCCATCCTGTCGTGTCGGGCGGTCAGGCGGCGGTGGGCTGGGCCAGACTGACGCCAGCAGCGTCGAGCAGCGCTGAGCGGACCTCACTTGTGGTACGCCCGGGTTCGGACTCCCAGTCGAGGAGCATGCCCTCCAGGTGCTGTTCGAGGAGCAGGCTCATGAGGCCGTGGACGTCTTGGGGGTGCTCGCCGTGTTCGGGGCCGGTCTTCTGGGCGGCGACCTTGAGGTGCGCCCACAGGTGCAGGTGGGTGTCTGGGCCGCAGGGTTCCCAGCCGAGATAGCTGATGAGGTAGGCGGCGTACTGCAGGCCTTCGATCGCAGCGTGGCGGAGCGGGCTCACGACTGGGGTCCTTTCGTGGCGGTGGGTTGAGCGTATGGCGGGGGTCAAACGGCAGGCTGTGCGCTTAGTTCACAGCGCTTTCCGCTTGTGTTCAGTGAACGGGCTGCAGCAGGTGGTCGATCTCCGCGACCAACTGCACGTAGTGCGGGCCGGGCACATCCAGCAGCTCACCAGCCCCCTGCGGGAAGCCGGGCGGGCGGATCTCCCACCGGAACCCCTCCTCGGTCGGCCACACGTACAGGCGGTCCCCCCGCTTCGCCGCAGCCTGCTGCGCGCCAGCCTCGATCGGGATGTAGACCTCGATGTAGTCGCAGGTAGCAATCGCGGTCCAGCCGAGCCGGTGCAGGTGGTTGGTGACGCGGGCCGTGTAGTCGGGGGCGAGGACGGTCACTGGATGGCTCCCTTTCGGCGGTCGATCTCGTCGCTGGTCCGGTCGGCGTAGTCGGCGTGGAACTCGACCACGGAGGGGCTGCACATGTCGTAGCGGGGGTCGATCAACCGCAGGCAAGCGGCGCGTTCGTCTTCGAGTCCACGGGTGGACATGTCGGCGAGGTGTTCGGAACGGGGCATGACGGGCTCCTAGGCGGCGAGGGCGTCGGCGAGGATCTGGACGCGGGTGGTGGCGGGGCAGTCGACGGGGTAGAGGACGGTGACCGTGGCGAGGCCGTGGGCCGGGCGGCGGTCCTGCTCGTCGGTGGCCGGCCGCTCGACCACGTAGGCGGTGCGGTGAACCGTGTAGGAGACGAGGCGGTCCAGCCGGAAGGAGCGGGATTCCTGGCTGTCGCGGTCCATGCCCTTCAGGAGGATGTCGCCGGCGGCGCTGACCACGATGTCGTAGAGCTCCACCGTGCGGATGGTCTCCGACCCGTCGGCCTTCACGTAGGTGATCGTCACCGGCTGCTGCTTGTCGAGGGCGGTGATGAGGCGGGCGAGGGTCTGGTGCTGGGTCTCGGTCTTGGTGTGCCTCATCGGATCCCCCTCGGTGCCGTTCACCCTGTTAGCGGGTGGCTTGCCACCTCCAATATGGCACACCCTTTGACGGGTGGCAAGCCACCTGAGAGGATTACTCCATGGCCAACGCCCACAAGCACCGACAGCGCGTCATCCGAGGCGCACCCGACGACCTCTGGGACGACCTCGACACCGCAGCGAAGGCAGTCGGCAGCGACCGGTCCGCTATCACCCGCGAGTTCTGGGAATGGTTCGTCGGACGTCCAGGCGCGCGCGTGCCAGAGCGCCCGGTGAGCAGCGAGGAGAAGACCGCATGAGCGAACCGCAGTACCGCTACCCGCACCCGCTCAAGCCCCACGACGACATCGTCTTCGTACAGTGGCACGTCGCCTCCCACACGGAGATGGACGCCGGCTCGGTGTCGCCGTTGGCAGCAGAGACGTGGGACGAGGCCACTCTGGAAGAACGCGAACGCTGGGTAGAGAGGACGCGCGCAAGCGTCGCGGATATGGCCAGCGAGAAGGCCGGGCGTCCCATCGATGTCGGTGAGGTGAGCTACACGGTGCATAGGGGCGGCGCGGGCCCGGTGCGCTCGGACGAGGAGCCCACGTGAGCGAGCCCGACTACATCGTCATCCGACCCGCTCCCGACCTGCCGCCCGGCTTCCTGCCGGAGCGCGAGAACGGCCGCTGGTACGACCGGGCCAGCATGCCGCAGGCCAGCGCGGAAGCCAGCCTCAACGCGTTCATCAAGTATGGCGGCGGAGTCGCTGTAGCGACCGGTCGATTCGAGGTACGCGACTACGACGGCGCCGTAGCCGAGGTGTACGAGGTCCGACCGTAAAGCGCGCCCACCGCATGACAACGGCCCCGCCCGGACAATCCGGAGCGGGGCCGCTGCACGTCCAGGTGTCAGCCGGGGTAGTCGTCGCCGAGTACCTCACGGCGTGCCTTGTCGGCCTTCTCGTTCAGGGCGTTCGTGGCCCGCATCGCAGCGATCGTGAACGCGATACCCAGTACGGCGAGGACGACTTGCACGATGGTGCTGACGATGTGGATGTCTTTGGTGGCTTCGGCCACGATCAGGGCGATGATGCCGCCGCACAGCCACGCGAACCAGATCCGGAACTTCTCAACGCGGACGGCTGACTGGACGTCTCTGTAGTTGGGCATTGCGTCCCCCTGATGCGGCGGCTGTCGTTCCGCGCATGATGCGCCTGCATGGACACGGCGTGAAGGCGTTGTCGCTGTTCTGTGACCCGAATCCCCGCGAAGCAGGCGACACGGACCGTTCCGTCTCGGCACACTGCCAGCATGGACGACGTGGTGTACATGGTGCGCGGCCGAACCGAAGCGATCTGCCAGGAAGCCCTCAACCGGCTCTGCCAGCTGCTGGGCGCCCGCCCGACGATGCTGCCCACGGACGGCACCGGCCGCGGCTGGGTCGCCCGCGCCGTACCCACCCACAACGCCGAGCCCGGACAGCAGTAAACCCCGCCGGAATCGGGGTGCCCGGCGGGGTCTACCAGGGGGAGCAACCGCGGCCCTCACCGACGGGTGCCATCCCAGTGTCGCGCGGCTGTCAAACAACCCCCTCTCACTGCTGGTTGATGGTCTTCGCCCTGCGGCTGGTGATGTTCTTCTGGTGAACGGTGCCCTTGTAAATGTTGGTGGTGACCGCGGACCGGACTCGGCTGATAGCAGCGCCAACAGCGGTGACGAACATCGCGGCAGCAGCGATCGGCAAAGTCACCATGAGGACCCCGTTCAACGTCACGGAGGCCAGACCCTTCAGGACGAGCCAGGCGCCGCATCCGAGGCCGGTGACGCCGGCGCCGACGCCGATGGAGGCGACGGCGATCCCGGCGGCCCAGGCGGGCACGATCCGTTTGTCGGGCTGGAGCACGGGCGGGGCGTCCCCGTACTCGGGTGGTTCGGTTTCGTCGCGGTAGCTGGTGGGGCCGTGGTAGACGGCGTCCACTGCGGCGATGAGTCGCGGGTCGGGCTGGACGGTCACGATTCCCCCTCGGGTAGGTAGTAGCGGACGGAGCGGCCGTCTCGGCGGGCGAGGACGCCGTGCCGGGTCCATTCGTCGATGGCGCGCATGGCGGTGTCGCGGGAGATTCCCGCGGTCTGGGCAAGCTCTTTCTTCGTGGCTCCGTCCGGGCTGGCGGCGAACAGCCGGTACAGGTCCGGCCACTGGTCGCGGCCGACGTGGCTGCCGTCGGGGAAGCGGAGCGGGGCGAAGGCCTCGACCCAGGGTTCGTCGGTGAGCGCGGGCTGCGGCTCGGTGTCACGGACGTCCGAGTAGTAGAAGCCGACCTCTTCGGCGATGTCGGTGTCGGACACGTACTCGGCGCGGTAGACACGCGGGGTGTCGTGCTCGGGGGTCTGGGCGAGGAACTTGCCCGGCAGGTCGAGCATCTCGGGCCGCCAGCCCTTCGACTGGCAGCCGGATCCGAAGATGAACGGGGCGTGCCCGGCCTCGCCGGCGCGGGTGCTGATGCGGTTGGCGTAGTTGCCGCGGGCGTCCGTCGAGCCGCCGAAGACCTTCCGTGACGGCTGCTGGGTGGCGGAGATGAACTGGATGGCGAGGAATCGGGCGATGGCGAGGAGCGACTCGTACAGTTCGGCGAGTTCGGCGTCTTGCCGGACGAGTTCGGCGAGCTCGTCCGTCACCACGAAGATGGCCGTGCCGTGCTCTCCGGGCACCCACTTACGGACCGGGCCGCGCCCTTCGGCCATGGCCTTCCGGGACAGTTCGGCGAGGATCGCGCCACGCCGGTCGCACTCGGAGCGGATCCACTCCAGCAACCCGCGGGCCTGCTCGGCGTTCGTCGCGAGGGCTTCCATACGGCCCCGCCACGGCCCAAGCTCGGGCGCGCCGGGCTTCATGTCGATGCCGTACAGGTCGACGTCCTCGCACCGGTTGAGGCGCTTCAAGATGAGGTTGACGATGCCGGACTTCCCCCAGTCCGAGGCGCCAGCGACGAGGGTGTGCCGGTAGAGGAGGCGCAGCAGGAACGCCTCGCCGTCCTCGTCCCGGCCGAGGAGGACGGGCTCACGGCAGGTCGTCACCCCGGTGTCCGTGACCTCCAGGGTCTTCGCGAGCGCATCGGACATGGCGACCTTCACGACCAGGTCGTTGGGCTCCGGGCCTTCGGTGAGGGTGAGCCGGCCGGGCGCGCCCATGTTGGCCTGCAGTTGTCCGGCGCGCTTCACCAGGACGGCAGGGGCGGTGTTCCGGCCGGGCGGGGTTTTGAGGATGCACGACCAGGAGCCGTCCGCCATGCGGTGGAAAGCGTGGACGGCCAACGGGACGGCACCGGTGAGGGCGTGGAAGCCGCGGCGCAACGCGGTCTCCTCGGGGCTGGCACCGGTGAGGCCGGGGTCGGCTGCTTCCAGGCCGAGCGCCTCGGGTACGGCGCCCTTGGCTTTCACGGTGTCGACGTGGAGTTTCATGCGGGCGTTGCGCTGTGTGGCGAGCCACGGCCCGTACACCCCATATGCGGCACCGGTGGACAGCGCCCATGCGGTCACCGTCGGCCACGACACCCCGGCAGCAACCGCGGTCGTGATGTCGCCCAGGGCGATGAACCCGGCCGCGCCGACGTGGGTGACGAGCTGGTTCTTGTGCTTCAGGCCGAGGACCGAGCCCGCGCCGGAAGCGGCGGCGAGCGCGCCGTAGGCGAGGGCAGGGCCTATGCCGTCCTGGGCGAGACCGAGCAGGGTGAGGAGGCTGGTGCCGCCGGCGGGGGCGAGTTCGTAGCGGCGGCGGGACATCCACCGGCCGATCGTGGTGGCGCAGTACAGGCAGGTTTGCCACGCCCGTGATGACGACGACGATGACGACGACGGCTTGTAGGGCTGTGACCAGGGGATTTTGTAGGTGCTCGGCGTCGTCGGCTCGCCCGTCATCGTCATCGGGATGGGTGTGTACACCTGGTTGGGGGTGCTCATGAGAGGGCCTTCGCGGTGTAGAGGGCGCCCTGCGTGCTGAGGTTGAGGAGCCACAGGGCGACGTCGACGAGCTTGCGGAGCGCGTGCAGGGTGAGGATCAAGCAGGTGGCGATGACCAGCGCGGATGCGCCGATCGTGCGGGCGGGCGGGTTACCGGTGGCGTGCGCGAGAGTGGCCACGACCGCCGCATAGACCACAGCGGTCACAGCGGCGGAGTGGGTCCAGTTGGTGGCGCCGATCGCGGCGAGGAGGCCGGCGGCGGTGACGAGGAGGAGCGTGGGCTTGTTCATGCGTAGCCGCCTTCCATCTTGCGGCGCTCGCGGCGGACGGTGGCGGCGACGCTGTCTTTGTTGGCGTCGGGGCGGACCGCGAGGATGTTGCGGACGGCGGTCGCGTTGTTCGGTGTGAGGGCGATCTGTTCGCGAACGAGGTCGGTGATGCTCGGCGGTTCGCTGTTCGTGTTCGTGTTCGCCTGATCGGGTTCGGGAACAGGGTTCGGGCTGGTGAACGCCTTGTTCGCGAGCTGTTCGCGGACCGTGTTCGGGCTGCTCGGGTTGGTGTTCGCGATCGGGTTCGGGGCGGGCGCGAACTGTTCGGACGTGGGTTCGGCCGGGGCCGTGTTCGGGGCCGGCTCCGTGTTCGCGGTGATGGCGAGCGGGGCGCGGCGGCGAAGGTCACGGACGCGGTCCTGCCGCATCACCTCGATGTCAAAGTCCGTGGCGACTTCGGACATGAGGAGTTCGGCGCGCATGCGCTGCTGCCGCATCCGGATGTCGTGCTCGGCCTCCTCGAAGACCATGCCGCGTTCCATGCTGGCGAGGGTGTGGAGTTCGTCGTGGGTGAGGGCTGCGGGGTCGCGCATGTCGGCGAGGGTCAGCGCCCAGACGACCTTCGCGCCGAACGGCAGGAACGGGCCGGCGGCGGCCATGGCGATCGAACCGCGGGCGATGCCGTGGGAGGCGAGGAACACGGCAACGATGACGAGGGTGATCCAGCCGAGGGCGGGGACGATCCACGACCTGCCGGCGATTCGGAGGCCGCGGGCTTCGGCGATGATGACGGAACCCCAGACGATGTCGGAGCCGGCGGCGACGGTGAAGCCGATCCAGCCGGTGCCGAGGAGGTCGACGAGGCTCCAGGTCGTCCAGGCCAGGGAGGCTAGCGACAGGAAGACCGCCGGGTAGAGGAGCGGCGAGCTGCGCCGCTTGCGGGTGGTCGTCACTGCTGCTGTCCCTTCTGTGATGCGCGTCGGCTGCGGGGTGCGCGCCAGGCGTAGTAGGCGATGGCGGTGGTGATGGCGGCGGGCCAGGTTTGGTGGGTGGTCCAGGCGAGGAGGGCGCATGCGGTGAAGCCCCATCTGGCGAGTGGGCTGTGGAAAGCGCGTCGCATGCGGGTCTCCTCTCGGGTTGGGGTGGCTGGCGGTTCTCCTTGGCGCACGTCCGGGGGACGCGCGCCGCGGTCAGCCGTCAGCTCTTGTCGCGGATGCTGTCGATGCGGACACGGTCCTTGTTGTGGAAGCCGCCCAGATCGGCAGCGGCGATCACGGCACGCCCGGCGCCCTCGTAGGTGCCGCCGTTGGCGACGGTGACCTCGGTGGTGTGCTGCGCGCCGGTCGCGGTGTCGGTCCAGGTGACGTCGGCGGTCTTGGCGGTGCTGCGGAACAGGCCCATCAGGTTCCTCTCTTGGGGTGGTTGGGTGCCGGGCTGGCGGGACGGGGGGACGGTTACCGCCAGCCCGGCGGCTGGTGGGGTTAGCGGGTGCCGCGTCCGCCGCAGGTGGGGCAGGGGCGGAAGACGGTGACTTGGCTGCCGTCGGGGTTGATGGTGGTTTCGGGGAAGCCGCCCCGGCCGCCGCAGCCGTTGCAGACGGGCGCGCTCATTGGGTGGCCCTGGCGGCGCGGATGTCGGCGGGGCTGGCGCCGAGGTTTTGTGCGGTGCGCACGGCGGACTGCATGCGGTGCAGCGTGTTCGTGTCGGGCGCGGCCTGGTGGGCGTCGGCGGCTTGCGCGGCGGTCTGAATGGCGAGGGCGCGGGGGGTGGGCTGTTGCGCCGGCGTCCTTGTACCGTGTGTCACGGCTGTCCTTCCTGTTCACGGCAGGTTGGGTGGCTGGCCCCGACCGGTGTGTGAGAGCCCGGTCGGGGCCGACTTGTTGGTGCTGTACGACCGTAGCGACTTATTGCGTTCAACGCAACAAGTCTGGGAGGATGAGCCATGCCCGCAGACACGCCAGGAGAGGAGCAGCGCACCATGCTGTCCTTCACTGAGGCCGCCGAACGGCTTGTCGCGGACGGCATCGCCCAGAACATGACCGCAGAAGGACTGCGGCGATTGGCACGCGACCCAGCCTCAGGCTGGCCGATCGGCCCGGACGACTACCGGGTGGTCGGGAAGACGCGGATGCTGCCGTATGACCTGCTGGCCCCGTACATGCGGGAGCGGCTCGGCAAGCGACGAGGGCGCGGACCGGACAAGACCAGGAAGAGGACCAAGACCGTGAGCGACTCGAAGACCGTCACCATCCAAACTCCGATGCCCGACTCGCGTGCCCGCGCCCTCGCGGCACTCGTCTACCGGGAAGGCGGTCATCTGGAGATCACGCTGGACGAGCTGCTGTCTGCTCCCGACCGGCTGGTTGTGACGAGCACGGAGAATGGCAGCATCATCCTGCGGGACCCCGCCGCGCACGAGTGGGATGGGCAGGGCGCTGCGGAGTAGCCGCGTCTGGACAACGAGAAGCCCCCGACGCCTGGGAAGGTCGGGGGCTTCGTCGTGCAACCGCTGCCGGTGCGCGAGCAGCTGGTCCGCCCGGCAGCAGATCCAGGATCACACCACTGTCAAGCGGGGCGGTCCTGTTGGTCGCGGTGTTCGTTGATGGTCTGCTGCCATTGGTTGATCAGCTCGTCGTCGGTCATGGCGTCGGTCTCGGGGTCGCGGCGCACGGAGACGATGAGGCGGCTTCCGTCGGGGTTCTCGCGGCTGACGATGCGGTGGTCGTCGTTTTCGGTCATGGCTGGTTTCCCTCTGGTGGCGTGAGGGTTCATGGTGCGCCCGGTCGGCGTGTGGTTCAAGGGCGCATGCATCTACCGTTCCGGGTGGCGCGGGCGTAGCGTCGGTGTCCCCGCGAAGGGGCGCCCTTCGAGGCACCATGGCCCGCCGGCTGTAGGGGTACTGTCCGGCGGGCCGCGTCGCGTCTGGGGTCACGGTTTCCAGTTGGGTCCGCGGAGTGCGGGCGGCACGTCGGCCATCAGGGTTCGGGCGGCGACGTACTGACGGCCCCAGAACTGTTCGAAGACGGCCCGTTCGTGGGCGATCTGCTCGTCGGCTTGCTCGCAGGTGAGGCCAGGGTGCGCAATGTGCTGGCCGGTGTCGCAGGCGGGGACGTGGGCGACGATCTTCCGGGCGTGCAGCTCAGGCTCAGGCATCAGCCGTCTCCTTCACGGCGGGCCAGGGGACGGCGTGTCCGGTGGCGAGTAGTTCGGTGTTGAGGCAGGCGCCGTCGGGTGCGGTGATGGTGCCGAGGAGTCGGCCGTAGTTGTCGTTGCGGTCCTTCTGGGTGCGGACGGTGAGGAGGCCGTCGGGGCAGTGCTGTCCGAACCAGTCGATGACCCAACGCAGGGCGGCGCTGCCTTCGGGGGTGGAGAGTTCGGGGGCGTTCAACCCGGCGGCGCGGATGCGGACGTCGTGCTGCCAGACGTGCATGCCGAGGTCGATGTGGAGGATCCACGTGTCGGCGTCGACGGGGCGGACGAGACGGGCCTGGTACTCATACACGGGGCTGCTCCTGGGGTTCGGTCGTTTGGGTCGCTGCCAGCAGCGCAGGTTGGTCGAGGGCGGCGTGTACGGCTTTGAGGGCGGCGTCCCAGCCCATCTGCATGCCGCGGCCCCGCTCGCCGAGGACGGGCATCCGGTAGAGCTCGATGGCGCGGACGCAGGCGATGGCTGCCTCGGCCTGGTCGGCGCGTTCACGCTGGACGCGGACTCGCCGTTCGGCGTCGTCTCGGTACCACTTCCACCGGTCCCGTTCGCGGGTCGTGTCGGAGAGTTGGGCTTGGAGCCGGTCGCGCTCGTCGTACAGCTGGTCGAGGTCGTCGCTGGTGAGGTGGTCGAGGGGGATCCGGTCGGTCACGTGTGTGGCTCCTGTGGGGCTGTGCGCCTGCGTGAGGCTGTGGGGAACGGTCAGGTGATGCGGGGGGCTTGTGTGGGCTGTGCGGCCGTCAGACGCCCGCTGACGGCTTCTGTGGGGCCGCGCTGGGGTACGCGGCCCCGGCGACACTGCGGTCAATCCCCTCGGCAGGTGACCTTGTCGGGGTCCCGGGTGAGGCGCTCGCCGACGAACTCGTGGGGCGGGCGCCCGCAGCAGCGGCTGATGCCGTTGTCGCCCGGCTCGGGGCGGGCATGGACGACGACCGCCTCCGGCTCCGTCTCGGGCTGGCCGGGCCGCGCCACGACGGCGGGCTTCTGCGGCTCGGGGTCGCGGACCGGCTCGAACCCCTCGCCGGGCTCCGTGCGCAGCCAGCCGGTGCGGGCGAGCTGGACGAGGGCGTGGGCGAGGAAGTTGCGGCCATTCGGGGTGCGGGCCCAGGCGTCGAGCCGGTTGGCGCCGATCTCCGCCGCCTCCAGGGTTCCTGCGGGGAGCCCGAGTGCGACGGGCGGGACGAACTCGCCGTCCTGCGTCGGGTCCTGCTGCGCCTCGCCGGCGTGGTCCACAGGGCAGGGCGCAGAGTCGCAGTCGCACAGTTCCGACTCACAGGCGGTATCCCCGCACGTGCAGCGCGGCAGGGCCTCGTCCTGCTGCGTCTCGCGGGTGAGTGCGTCGGCTGCGGCCCGGCATCCGTGCTCGCAGGGCATGCCCGGAGCGTGCGCCGGGTCCACGGCTGCGCGCCGCAGCAGCTCGTCGAGCGCACCCTTCGTGCCCGGGTAGCCCTTCGCGATGACGAAGTTCCGCAGATGCTCGGTCGGGAACTCCACCTCGCACGTCTGGTCGCAGTACCGGTGGTCGCCAGATGCGTGGTCGCGTTCGGTCTCCTCGCGGTCCGCACGCTGTTCGTCCGTCTCGGGCTCCTCGACCTCGTCCTGCGCCTCGCCAGCCAGACGACGCAGCTCGGCCGTGGCGGTAGCGGCGGTGGTGAACCATCCGGCATCGATCTGGTCGGCGGCCCACAACAGGACTGCGGCTCGGTCGGTGGCGGGCGCCGGGCCGGCAGGAGCGGCGGGCTGCTCGTCGGCGACAGGCCGCCAGCGGCAGCCGACATCGTCGGCGTGGCTACCGGAGTGGCCCGGGCGCAGGACGCATTCGGTGCGGATGGCGCTGAGCCCAGTCTCTGGGGACAGGTGGCCGCAGTGCTCGCGGGGTTCGGTCATGGTGTTCTCCAGGGCTGGTGGCTGGTGCGGGCAGGCGGTCAGGCGGCGTTGATCGCGCGGGCGGTGGCGAGGGCCCACGGGTTGACCACGCCTTCGTCGTCGCCGTCGGCCTGGTCGTCGAGAAGGTCGGCGAGGGCGAGGCCGACGGTGGGGTCCATGGCAGCGATGAAGTCGGCGAGTTCCGGGGTCTGGGCGTTGGCGACGTCGTACAGACCGGGCGTCCTGCCCTGGGTGACGTCGCACCCCTCGGCATGGAACGGCTGGAGCGCGGGCTCAGGCGCACTGACCGCAGTGGCGAGTGAGCGGATCTTCTCGGCGGCGGCCCGGAGTTCGTCGGCGGGGGTGGTGGTCACGTCGGTCCTTTCGGTCGTGGTGTGGGAGGCTGGGGTCGGCCCGGGCGTGCTTTCCTCACGCCCGGGCTGCCTTGCGTGCGGGGTGGTCACGGCCGGGCGGCAGACTGGGCGGCGGTACGGGCGTGCGGCGGCTCGCAGTCCTGAGCGCCCGCGAGACGGGCCGTCGGGCACGGGTAGGGCACGAGGCCGTCCCCGCCCGCCGCAGCGGCGTCAGCGTCGATGCAGACGGGGCAGGGGCCCATCGGGGAGTCCTTGTGCAGGTGCCGGATCTCCTCCAGAGCGGCGCTGAGGCGGCGCAGTTCAGCGACCATCGCCGGTACGTCGGTGCCGGTGAGTTGGTCGAACCCGGGCTGGGCGTCCGCTTCTGTCAGGCGCGCGTACTCGTGGAGGGCGGCGGCGTGGGCTTCGATCTGGTCGAGGTCGAGGGGCTGGGTCATCGGGTGCTCCTTGGGTGACGGGCCGGGTCAGGCGGACGGGGTGGCGGGCCAGCCGACGGTGGCGTTGGCGCAGTGGTCGCCGTCGTGGCCGGGGTCGAGGTCGCAGACCTCGTCGTCGTACTGGTCGCCGCAGATGTCGGGGTCGACGTCCGGCGCGCAGGGCACGAGGTTCGAGTGCGCGTTCTTGCCGCAGCCGCAGCGGTAGCCGGTGGGGCCGTAGGCGATCGGGTCGGGCTGCGGGGTGAGGCGGGCCGGGCAGAACCGGGCGGCCTTCTCGCCCGTCAGGTCGAGCCACATGAACTGGCCGGCGGTCAGCTCCCGGTTCGTCTGGAAGAAGCAGTCCGCCAACTCGGGGCGGCCCTTGGCGGCGAGGACCGGGCGCAGGTGCGGGATGGCGTGCTCGGCGACCTTGCGCGCCGCGGCGGTGCGGTCGGTGAAGTCGACGGTGATCGGCGGGACGGGCCAGGCGGGGCCGAACTCGGTGCGGTACGTGGTCACGTGGGTCTCCGTGTGTGTGGGTGTGCCGGGTGGTGGTGACGGGGGCGGCTCAGGCGGCTGTCTGCCGGGCGGTGGCGGTTTCGTTGGGCCTGGGGGTGTCGGGGGTGCCGACGGCGTGGCAGAGGGCGGCCCAGTGGGCGTCTTGCTGCTGTTGGGTCCAGGGCTGCCGGTGGGGGTTGGCGGGCCGGATCGGGATGGCTTCGGCGAGGAGCCGGTCGAGGGGGCTCATCGGGTGGCCTCCGCTCGCTTGGCTGCCATGCGGAGTGCGTCGGTGACGGTGTAGCCGTTGACGGTCACGTTCGGTGCGAGCTTCTTCGCTAGGGCGAGGGCGTCCTCGTAGTCGGCGAACTTGTGGGCGACGGCGAGGCCGGGCGCCCAGTCGCCGTCGATGTCGTAGCCGCCGTGCTGGTCGTGGACGATCCAGCCGCCGCGGGTGAGTTCGACGTGCAGGGCGTAGTGCTTGTGGTTGATGTTGTCGGCGGGGAGGGCGCTGACGGTGTAGCGGGTGATGTTGACGGTCACCTCGGGCGTGGCGTTCATGCTGCGGTCTCCTGGGCTTCGGTGTAGCGGCGGGCGTGGACGGTGCCGGCGCGGCGTTCGGCTTCTTCGAGTAGGGCGGCGAGGGCTGCGCGTATGGGGCTGGTGTTGAGGGGCTGGCCGCCGCCGAAGGTCTCGGGGTCGTGGGCGGGTGGGATGTAGCCGGTCCAGTGCTGGGGGGTGGTGTGGTTGATGGGGGGTTGGGTGAGTTGTTCGGCGAGGTCGGGGTGTTTGAGGACGAGGGCGCGGCGGCGGGCGTTTTCGGCGTGGGCTTCGGCGCGGGCTTGTTTGATGAGGCGGGTGAGGTCGCCTTGTTTGCGGAGTTCGCGGACGTCCTGCTCGGTGAGGTTCATGCGGCTGCCTGCTTCCGGCGGTCTTCGCCGCGGATGACGATGCGGTCGGACATGCCGACGAGGCGGGAGGCGACGCGTTCTCCGACGCGTTCGGTGAGTTCCTTCGGGAGGACGTTCGACGTGATGATCGTCGGGAGTCGGTTCTCGTACCGGTGGTTGATCAGCCGGAAGTTGATCTCTTCGATCCACTCGGACGGTTTCGCGGCGCCGAGGTCGTCGATCATCAGCAGTTGGGTGTGGGCGTACTTCCGGAACTCGGTCTCCGAGTCGACGCCGGCGCGGGGGCGGAGGGAGGCGTACATGTCGGCGGCGCTGGTCGCGGTCCATGCGGTGTGGGTGTCGGCGGCGGACAGGTAGCGGAGGGCGCCGTAGGCCTGGTGGGTTTTGCCGACGCCGGTGGGGCCGAGGAGCAGCAGGGAGCGGTGGTGGGGGGTGCTCTTGCTGTTCATGTTCTGGTTGGTGTTGAGGTAGCTGGTGGCCCAGGCCTGGACGTCGGGGTGGTCGGGGAGGGCGGTGTGGTAGATGAACGGCACTTTGGTTTCGGCGGTGAGGATGCCGCGGCGTGCGTGGAAGCCGGGTTCGCCGACCCAGGTGGCGGGGTCGCTGTTGATGAGTTCGGGGTCGATGTTGTGGGCTTCGAGGATGGGCAGCCAGTTGGTGAGGTCGATGTCGCTCATTGGTGGGTCCTAGTCGAAGAAGGGCTGGTCGTAGTCGTCCTGGTTGGTGGGGTTTTTCCAGGGCTGCCAGCCGCCGGAGACGGCGCGGAGGGGGACGCGGGTGGCGCGCTCGGATGCGAACTTGGCGGAGCGGCGTATCCACTTCTGCCATTCGGCCGGCCAGTTGGGGCGGCGGGTGTTTTGGGCGCGGAAGTGGTCGTGGAACTGTGCGGTTTCGTAGTCGAGGTCGAGGCCGGGGCCGAAGGTGCGGAGTGCCCAGGCGCGCATTGCGTCGGTGAGTTCGAAGCCGTCGACGTCGATCGGGGAGGGCGCGTAAGCGTCTAGATCAGCGACAGGTGTCGGTCGCTGAGAGGCGGCCTGCTCCCTCTCCTGGGTTGTATCTGCGTGTTCTGCGTTTACTGCGTTATGGGGTGCAGATTCTGGACCCCTACCGGTACGGATTCCGGACCCCCCCGGTGCGGATTCTGTACCCCTGGGGGTCTTCTTTCCGGACCGGTTCGGATTCTGTACCGGTACAGAATCTGTACCCCCCTTGCGGGTGTGGCCCTTGGCTCCGGGGATGCGGTAGCGGGTCTCTCCGTGCGGCCCGGTGGACCCTAGGACGATCTCCAGTTCGCCGGATTCGATGAGTGTGTCGACCGCTTTGATCACGGAGGTTCGGGAGGCGCGACTGCGGCGCATCAAGAAGGTCGTGCCGGCGTATGCGGATACGTCCGCCCCGCTTGCCTTGTCGGCGATGGCGAGCAGCACGAGACGTGCCGTGTTCTTGGAAGCCGAGTGCTCCCAGACCCAGTCTTGCGCGTCGAGGCTCACGTGATCTCATTTCGTGTTTGTGCTGGTCAGGGCATGTCGATGAACGCCCCTGTTCAGGGCGGTTGTTCGAGCGCCTTACCTGACCCCAATACTACCCCAGGGTGTATAGTCACCCGCAACACATTCGGCATACAGGCAGGCCGCAGGGGGTGTGTAGCCAGTGAAAGGTCAGCTACCCTGTCCGCATGACGACGAAGGGAACCCCCGGACGCATGGTCCGCATCGAGGACGATGTGTGGGAGGACTACGGCCGGCTCTGCGAGGAGAAGGGCATCGCGCGAGCTGCGGACATCCGCATGTACGTGACGCGCGAGGTCAACGCCTGGCGTCGTCGTCAACGCGCCGAGTCGCCGAAGTCCTGACACCGTTCCCCTCCCTCGTCTTCTCCGGCCCCGCACCGTGCTGGTGCGGGGCTTCGTGCTGCGGTCAGTCGTGGTCGTAGAACTCGACCTCGATGCCGTCGCGGCGGACGGTGATGTTGGCGTGGTCTCCGAATGAGTCGAGGAGCACGTGCTCGAAGGCGCCGCCCTCGATCGCCTTGCGGAGGGCGTGGCAGCGGTCGTAGCGCGCTTGGTCGGGCCCTTCGTAGGGCCCCTTCTTCCACTCCCAGCCGTTCGTGGCGCCGACGCCGTCCTTCGGGACCTTGATGTACGGCTCGTCGCCGAGGCTGCGGTGCTTGCCGTCGAGCTCCAGCTCGTACTGGTCGTCGACGTCGCCGTCGGTGTCGGTGCGTACCCAGGTGCCGTGGGCGCTGAAGGTGCAGGGCTCGCCGTCGTTGAAGTAGGGGGTGTACTGCCGCCACCCGAACTCGACGATCGTCGGGTCGTCGAGGACTGCCTGAAGGATCGGCTGGAGTTCCTCGATCGGCTTCTGCTCGACGCGGGTCTCACCGCGGGTGATGTCGCCGTTGATCGGGATGCCGAGGAAGTTGCTGGTCACTGGTTCACTCCGGTGGGCTGGTTGAGGAGGAGGTGGGAGAGGGGCACGGTCTTGCGCTGGCTGCCGGACATCCACGGCGCGATGGGCATGCCGTCGAGGTAGTCCGCCGGGGAGGGAAGCCAGCCGAGGTCTTCGAGGACGTGCTGTTCGGCGATGAGCCGGACGGGGACCTGCACGGTGGACCGCTGCTTGGGGACGTCGAGGGTGACGCCGAAGATCCGCTGACACAGCCAGACGCCCGCGGTGTGGTGGTAGAGCGACCGATGCCGGACGTCGCCGATGACTTGCTTCGAGCTGTCGATGAACTCGTGGACGGGCAGGTACAGGTCGGGGCTGCCGCCCCACTTGCGGGCGCTGCTCTGGGCGTGGTGCCAAGAGTTCACTGCTGGTCTCCTTGGGGTGGTGGTTACGCGATCCGTCCGGTCCGTGCCGCCCGCGTGCCGCGCCAGGTGCGGACTCCGCTGCCGTCGCGGGTGGTTGTCCAGGAGGCGGGTTCTATGAGCCCTTCCTCGTGGAGCCGGTGGAGCAGCTGGCCCCACATGGCTTTCGGGTTGGGTGGGTCGGGGAGTTGTTCGGCGACCTTGATGTGCCAGGACGCGAATTCCCGGCCGGATTTGGCGGCTGCGGTGAATGCGGGGCGGACGTGTTCTGCCCAGGTCTCGAAGTCTTCGGCCGGGGCGGGCAGGGTGCCGTCGAGGGCGGGTTGCACGGCGGTCATCGGAAGCCGCCGCGGGCGCGGATCCGGACGCCGGCTTCGAGGACCAGGGTTCGAGCGGTGCCGTAGCTGTAGCCGATCTGCCGGGCGACGGATTGCAGGGTGCAGCCCTCCATGTACAGGCGGGCGGCGCGCGCCCGGACGCGTATCCGGGTTTCGCCGGTGATGGGACGGCCGGTCATCGGGTTGCCTCCGGGTTCTTCACGACGGTCAGGTGGCGTCGGTCGCGGGCGGTTGGGGTGCGGAGCGGGGGCGGTGTCGCCCAGTCGCGGGGCCGGCCGGGGCCGGGGGGGACCTCGGGGAGCCCCTTGAGGGCGTTCGGGGTGTGGATCTGACAGCGGTGGCCCGGCAGGAAATGGCGGACGTGGTCGGCGCTGTCGCAGTGCCGCTGCTCGGCGCCGATCCAGTGGCCGCACAGGTGGCTGGGCATCATGCGGCGTCGGCTTCCGGCGTGGTGCCGTGTCGTTCGCGGCTGTCGGCGAGGTGCTCGGGGCGGACGCATTCTGGGGTGCCGCACGTGGCGCGGAGGATCCCGTTCGGTCGTTGGCCGCGGCCGACGATGAACGCCAGCTGCTTCGGCGTGTACACCTGGCCTTGGAACTTGGGCTTGTTCGGGCCGGTCCAGGTGAGGTGGTCGCCGAACGCGGCGATGGTGTTGATGTCGAACAGCCAGCGCAGGGTGCGGGGTTCCTTGGGCTGGCGGGCGTACCGGGAGCGTTCGTTGAGTTCCTCGGTGGTCAGCTTCCGGCGGACCGAGACGCGGTGCAGAGAGGCCCGCTCGTGTTCCGTGAGGCCACCAAACACGCCGAAGCCGATGTTCTCGTCGAGGGCGAACTGCAGGCACTCGTCGACCACGGGGCAGCCGCGGCAGGCGGCCTTGGCGGTTTCCTCGGAGAGGGCGCTGAAGTACAGCTCGGTGTCGTGGCCGCCGCAGGCTGCGTCGTCGCGCCAGTCGGGCTTGCGCTTGGTGTCGGGGACGGCGCCGGTGTAGTTGCTCATGGTCAGGCTCCGAATATCGCTGCGTACTGGTTGCGGAGTTGGTCGCGCATGGGCTGGTCTTCGACGTGCTCCGGTCGCACGCAGGGCGGCCAGCCGCAGCCGGCGTGCACGCGGCCCTCCGGCTCACGGCCATTCGCCATGCGGAAGGCGAGGCGGCGGGCGGAGTACTCGGCGCCCTGGTGCTTGAGGACCGGCTGGACGCCTTCACGCCAGAACCCGGACCAGGCAAGGTGCCCGCCGTCGGTGGGTTGGGTGCGAGTCGTCCAGGCTCGTTCGAGGGCGATGCGGGTCCGCTCGTAGCGGGGGAGGTCGAGTTCCTTGCGGATGGCTGCGACCCGCATGTGGCTGGTGCGGAGCGTCTTCGCGATGCGCTTGTCGGAGAGGCCTTCGCAGAGCAGGGCGACGACGTCCGCGCGGGTGGCGTTCGGGCGAGGCGGCATCAGACAGCCACCCCCGCGGCGAGTTCGTCGATGGTGAGCTCGGTGTAGGGCTGGCGTTTGCCGGGCTGGTCCTTGCGGCCGGTGAGCCGCCAGTAGCGGCGCCCGCGCGGCATCTGCTCGGCGAGCACCGGGACCGCGCCGACCATCTGCGCGAGGTCCCACAGCCCGTTCCACTCCGCGGGCGGGAGCGCGCCGGACCGCTTGCACTGGACGAACAGCACCTGTCCCGGCTTGATGGCGACCAGGTCCACCTTGCTCTTGGAGCCTGCGGTCCGGAGGACTTCGTAGCCTTCGTCGCGGAGGTGGGTGCGGACGCGGTGTTCGAGGTCGCGGCCGCGCGCGTAGTTGGAGCGGGGCTTGGTCGGCGTGGTCACTGGTCCCCCTTGGTCTGCTGGTCACGGATGGCGTCCCGCAGTCGGTCGGCGCCGGTGTAGGCGGGCATGGCCCAGATGAGTTCGCACTCGTCCTGGTCGGCGAGGTTGAAGCCGGGCTCCGTCTCCCGGACGGCCTTGCCGGGCGGGAGGGTGCTGCGGATGAATGCGGCTTGCCGGGCGGCCATGCGGCGCTGGTTCTTGCGGTCCAGCCGCCACAGCGCGACGGCCAGCAGGAGCATCACGGCGCCGTAGCCGATGTCGATGACGGTGTTCACGCGTCGTCTCCGATCTGGTGGCCTTCGGTGCAGCGGAGCAGGCTGCCGTGGACGGTGGCTGCGGCCAGGACGCCGCATTGGGTGCAGTGGACGAGCCGGGTGTGGAAGAGCTGGCCGGGGAGGCGGCCGACACGGTGGCGGCCGGTTGCGCGGCCGAAGTAGCGGGCGGCGAGCTTCACGACGCCACCTCCTCGGCGGCGGCCTGCACCTCGGCGAGCTGCTCGCGGAGCTGGCACAGTTCGTGCTCCTGCTGCAGGTTCGCCCAGTGCAAGGTGAGGCACTGCTGGTCGAGTTGTTTCCGGGCCCGCTCTGACAGCGCAAGTTGCTGCACCAGCCGGGCCTCGCCGGTGGCCGGCTGCACTACGACAGGAGCATCGGGGTGCTCGTCGCGGTGGTGCTCGACGAGGGACTGCAGGCGCAGGATCGCCGTGTCCTTCTCGACGAGCTTGGCCTCGGCTTCCTGCCGGCGGCGGGACTCGCCCGCGAGGATGCGCAAGGTCCGGTTGTGCGTGGCCAGGGTCACGAACATCAGCGGCCACCGCCCGTCACCGCGTCGAACACGTCGCGGGCCCAGCGGGCGTCACCGAGGGCGGTGTGCGCGACGTCGTCGCCAGGCGGCTCGACACCGACCCAGCGGGACAGGTCTCGCGAGGAGAAGGGGAACGTCACCTTGTCGGACGGGAGGCCCTTGCCGCCAACCTGGCGGATCATCTCGACCATGCCGAGCTTGCGTCCGGCGGCGAGGGTGGCGATATCGACCGGCCGGTAGTGCCACGGCGGCTCTCCCAGACCGAGGAAGCGGCGAAGGAACGCAGCGTCGAAGCCAGGGTTGGAACCGACCAGTACGGCGCCCGTAAGTACCTCGGCGATTCCGGTGGCGGCACCGATGACCGTCAGCGGGTGCGGGCCTTCGGGATGCAGCAGGTCGGCGGCCTCGGCGCCGTGCGGTACGGCGATCCGCTCGTAGTACCGATTGATCTTCAGGGCATCCGGCTGGGCAATGTGTCGCAGGTGGCCCTCCGGGGGGCGGATCTGCCACAGGTGCTCGGTGTCGACGTCGTCCCTGCGGAGGATGATGGCGACCTCCCAGACCTCGTGACGCTGGGGGTCAAGTCCTGTGGTCTCGGTGTCGACGAAGGCGATGGCAGTCACTGGGCGTCTCCTGCGGTGAGTTCGGGGAGGATGGCGGCCGTCAGGCGGCCCTCACGCCAGGCCTGCATCACCTGGGCGCGGCCGTCCTGCTTGAAGCGGACGGAGTGGGTGCGGGCGCGGGCCGGGGCCATTTCCACCCCCGGCACCTTCTGCAGGACCCCGTCGGCGTCGGCCCACTCGCCGGTACCGATGGCGGTGATCTGCTTGAGGAGCTGGTCGGTGAACGCCTGCCGGACGGTGGTGACGAACTTCCGCTCGATCTCGGTGCCGTAGTTGGCCAGCACCCAGGCGGTGTACGCGTCCTCGTCGACGACGCGGGCAGCGGCTTCACCGGAGGAGAGGCTGACGGTGGCGATGTCGGGGCCGTCGGGGAGGCTGACGGCGACCTGGCGGACGCCGGTAGTTTCGGCGGCGGCTTCGAGCGCGGCGCGGGTTTCCTTGCGGGCGTCCTCGTAGGCGTCCTTCACCTTGTCGAGGAGCGTCTTCAACGCGGCCTCGCGCGCTGCTGCTTCCTTGAGGTTCATGATTCGTGGTCTCCTTGGGCGGGGTCGCCCTGCCTGCTTCCGACGGGCAGGGCGACCCCAACTGGTGGCGGCTTAGGCGGCGGAGCCGGTGAGGATCGCGGTCATCTGCCGCATCTGCTGAGCGCCGGCCTGTGCGATGGGCAGGCCGTAGGAGCGCTCGAACTCCTCGTCGAGGTTGTCCAGTCCGGCGGCCTGGGCGGCGGCGCGGAGTTCGCGTTCCGCCTTGTCGGCTTCGGTCTCGCCCTCGGCGACGACCTCGACGTCCGGCCCGTCGTCGGTGAACGCGCCGTCGATGCCACCTGCCGCGCCGATTGCGTCGGACATCGAGTAAGGCGCGGGTCCGGTCTCGACCGGGTCGGGACGCTGCGGCGCGGGCTGGGCGAGCTCCTGACCGCGGGCGATCAGGTAGGCGCCGAGCTCCTGCGACTCCTCGCCGACCTTGACCGTGGCAGCGAGGAGACCAGCCGCGTGTGCCTGCTTGTACATCTCCTTGACGGCCGCCTGGTTCTTGGTCGTACCCGCGGCGTCCGCGAAACTCTGCTCGGGTGAGATGGTCGGCTCGGCGGCCGGGGTGGGAGTGCACCACTGGTCGGCCTCACCCGGCTGCACGCGGCGGAGCTGATGCACCTCTGCTTCGACCGGCATGCCGTCGGCGTCGACGTTCGCGCCGATCTCCTCCGGGGTGTAGATGCTGCCGTGCAGCACCTCCGGGCACGCCATCCGCACGCACTCGGAGATCGCACGCGCCCGGAGCATCGCACCCGGGAACTGCTTCCACGTGTCCTTACCGGTGAGCTTCGCGCGCGTCGCCTTCGCGATGTCCCACACCGCGGTGAACGGGAACTCCGGGTCGTCCGCGCGGAAGATGGTGACCTCGGCGCGGGTGTCATCTCCGCTGATCCGCATGCGGTGGCCGGCCCGGCGGGTGAGGGAGGCCATCAGGTCCGCGCTGGCGGTGGCGCGGCCCTGGATGACGTGAACGGACTGGGTGGTGGTGATGACGTCCAGGCCGATGGCGCGGCCGTACTCCAGCGCCCACAGGACGGAGGCCGGGTTGTTCTGGTACTGGCGCGGGAGCATGCCCGAGCCGGCGAGCGCCTCGGCGAACTTCCAGGCGTCGTGCGGGGTCATGGTGGAGAGGGAGAGGGCGCCGCCCCGTTGGGCGGGGGCGGCGGCTTGGTGCTTCACGAGTTCGGCGCTCACGGGCGCACGTCCTTCCTGGGTTCGGTGTAGCGGGCGTGGACGCGGGTGCCGTCATCGACGGGCTCGGTGCGCGTCTCGTAGGCGCCGACGGGCTGGTACGGGGTGCCGGCCGTGGGAGCGCCGATCGGGTAGCCGGAGCGGATGCGCTTGGCCAGGGAGTCGGCGCTGATGCTGTTGCGGTAGTCCCCGACGACCAGCCACACGCCCGGCTGGGCCTGGAGGGCTTGCGCGGTGGCCGCGTGGTTGGTGCGCGGACGCTTCGAGAGACGGCTCACCGGGCACCTCCCGGCGTCCAGCCCGGGTAGTCCTCGGGACAGCTGCAGGCCTCGGGGTGCTCGCAGGCCATGCGGGCGAACACGGCGTCAGCGTTAGCGTCCATCTGGTGGCGGGCTTCGGCGGCGATACCCGCGGCGAGCCGCTGCCGGGCGACGAGGTCGGCGATCTCGGGCTGCACGATGATCATGCCGCCGCACCCCCCTCACGGCGCTGAGAGGACAGCAGGCGCTTCGGGTTGAACCGCGACAGGCGGCGCGTCACCTCGGTCAGCTCGTCCAGCAGTCGGCGGGCGTCCGACGACGACACCTCGATCTGCGCGGTGTCCATCCCGGACGCGTCTTCGACCTGCTCGATCGCGGCGTCGAGCTCGCCCTCGCCCCGCGGGCCGCAGACGACGGCGGCGAGTTCGTCCAAGGCGTCGAGGATCTCGTCGCGGGCCTTCGGCTCGGCCCAGGACTGCACCAGTTGGATCAGGGTGTCGTTGCGGATCTGATCGAACCGGGCGACGCCGTGCAGGTGGTTGGTGCCGAGGCTGAAGGACATGCCCGGCTTCTTCGAGTGGTTCATCGGGTCACCTCGGCGGTGGGAGCGGAGAGGAGCAGGAACAGCGCGGCCACGGTGATCGCGGCCCGGCGGCGGGCTTCACGGGCGTCATGCCGGACGTTCGCCACGGCGTTCAGGACCAGGTCGATCCGCCCCGACCGGACCAGCCGGTCCAAGGCCAGCCGCGGGTCGAAGTCCGCGAGTTCGGCGTCGACCAGCAGCCAGAACGGGATCGAGACGCCCGCGGTGATCGCGGTGCCGAGCGACAGGAATGCGGCCCAGTCGGTGAGGCTGGCGGCGTTCACAGGACGCCGCCGATCGGCGGCAGGTCCCGGCCCAGCCGGTAGCTGTGGCGGACCGACGCTTCGTGTTCGCCTTCCTCGCGGAGTACCTGCACCGGCACGATCCGGCGTGTGATCCCATCCGCGTGCTTGGCGCGCAACGTCTCGTTCTGCGCAGTCAGCGCCGCCAGCTCCTGCTCCAGCTCGGCAACCCGGTTCTGCAGCTGCTCCATCTCGGCGGCCATCTCGGGCGACATCAGCATCTGCGCCGACTCCAGCGCCACAGCCATAGCCGCCGGCACCCGACGCCCGTTCTCCATCGCCCGGCAGATCACATCCGCCGCCGCGTTCACCCGGCGGGTGTTCATGCCGCCACCGCCAGCGTGCACACCGGCACCGACACGACGACCTCGACCGGGACATCCCGCCAGCGCGCCGTCAGCACGTGTTGCCGCAGCAGTTGGTCGCCGCTCTTGTACTCCCTGCCGGCCCGGATGCTGCCGCCCAGGAAGCCGGCGCAGTCGGCCAGCACGGACATGTCGCCGTCGACCACGTAGCCGATGAGGGTCGGGCTGGTCCGGCAGATGGACCACGACAGGTGCTCCGACAGGTCGGGGTGTTCCGCCAGGAGCTGCACCAGCGCGGTCGCCGCGCTGATCTGCAAGGTAGGGTTATGGGCCATCGGTGGCCTCTCCTTCTGTGTTCGTAGGGGTGCGCCGGTCGTTGGGTCGCCGGCCGGGCAAGCTGGGCGGCCCTTCGGCGCTTAGGGGTGGTTCAGGCCGTGGCGGCGAGCTGCTGGGTGCGGGTGGCGTGCCAGGCGCGGACCTTGTCCAGGTCGAAGCGGCGCCCGCGGCCCTCGAAGGGCTCGGTCGGCATGCCGGCGTCGATCCACTGAAGGACGGTCCAGTCGGAGACGCCGTAGTACGTCTCCAGCTCCTTCTGACTCAGCAGTGGAAGCAGGCCGGCGGGGAGGGGGACCCGGCGGTCACTCTTCTTCGGCATCGGAGCTTGACCTTTCTACTGTCGAAGTTGAACCTGTGGGCATGGCAAAGAGGTCCTGGAGGGGGGCGTTCGTCCTCCGGTGGAGTGCTTCGGCGACGAACCAGGCCGTGTCGAGCTCGCAGCGTTCGCGAGCGGTTTTGCCCTGCCCCGTGATGCGCCCGACGGTGGCTGGGCTTACGCCCTTGCCGGTGGGGTCAACCTCCTTGGTCGCCTCGGCGAGTTCCGGGCCGGAGAGGCCGGCGCGGGCCATGGCGTCGCGGATGGGTTGTCCGTCGCGCTTGCGGTGCAGTTTCGGCATTCGGCGACCTCGTGCCTGGGTGTTGGCTGGGTTTCGTCCCGTTGGGGCGATACGACATTTCTACAGTTGAAGTTGAAGCGGGTCAAGGGTTTCGCCGAGTTTCGTCGAGTTGTGTCATGTCAGGTGCGATCTTCGAACGCGTGTTCTAGTGTGCTGGCATATGCCCTGCGCAACGGCGCGTAATGGGGAGACCGCGCGCCGTCAAGTTCACGCCACACCTTCTACTTTTACTTGCGGAAAGTAGAAGGTGCGGGCAGTCTTGCCCCGTGGACAACCGCGAGCAGCCCGCCGGCGAGGCGACCGAGACCTTTGCCCAGGCGTTCGCCGCCCTCAAGGACACGTATGGCGTGTCCGACAGCGAGGTGGCGCGACGCCTGTCGGCGCATGGCCTTCAGATCTCCGTTGCCGCCGTGAACACCTGGGTGCACGGCAAGCGGACTCCGCGTGGCGCTGCGATCCGCGCGCTCGCCGAGCTGTTCCCGAAGTTCCCGGCCGAGCGACTGCTTGCCGCCGCAGGAAGAAGGGCGCCCGCCCCGCTTTCGGCGGACAGCCGGAAGGCCGTCCTCGACGTCCTCGACCGGCTGACCGAGGAACAGCGTCAGATGCTGTTGATCCAGGCCAAAGCGGTGGCGGACAGCAACGACTGACCTTCTTGACCTCGTGTCAGAAAGTCGCATGCAACCGTTACCCGAAGTATGGAGTCTTCGTTAAACGGACTTCGTCACTCCCTGTCAGATCCTGCACACAAAATCTGCACAGGGGAGTCGCATATTCAGTCTCACCGGGGTACGTTCGAGCACACGGCCGACGTTCTCCCCCGTTGGCGAACACCCGTCACACCCGCCAACCCGGGGGATCCATATGTGCATCCGCGTCCGCTTCGCTCCGCGCGACCATCTCGAACCCTGGGATGCCGAACGTCAGATCATCACCATCCCTGCCGAACTGTCCCTCACTGCGCTGTTCACCCTCCGCGCCATCCAGGCGGTACTCAACGAACTTGGTATCCCCCAGCCTCCATTCGGTGCACGCTGCTGGTGCGGAGAGGAGGTCATCCTGCTCCCCGCGATTCCGATCCAGCGAAGGAGCAGTGACGAGGTGATGCACCTTGGCGCGTAGGGGGAGCAACAACCCTCGGCAGATCCGTAGCAAGACGTGCGGCTGCCAACTGTGCATGGAGGCCTACCCGCCCGAGCAGTACGGCGACCGCAAGCGGCGCCGCGACTGCCAAGGCAGCTGGCAGGCCCGCTACCGCGACCCGGCCGGCAAGCAGAAAGCCAAGAACTTCGACAAGAAGGCGCAGGCGGAGGACTTCCTCGACGACGTCCGCACCCGCGTGCGGCGCCGCACCTACAACGATCCCACCCGCGGCGAGATCACCCTCGCCCAGTGGTGGGACCTGTGGTGGCCGGCGCAGCCGAAGAAAGCCGTCACGACGACGAACAGGAAGTTGTCGAACTGGCGGGTTCACATCGAGCCGAAGTGGGGCCGGTGGCGGCTGTGCGACCTGGAGTACATCGGGCTGCAGGACTGGCTCACGAACGAGGTGAAGGGGCACCACACTAAGAAGAAGGTGTTGGAGCTCCTCGGCGCGATGCTGCGGGCTGCGGTGAAGGACGGCAAGCGGATCCCGTTCAATCCGGCTGCGGAGGTGGACATCGAGGCCGCGCCGAAGAAGCATGCCGACGAGCTGCGTCCGCCGACCCGTGAGCAGTGTCAGCTGATCCGCGAGCACATCCCGTCGTATTACCGGCCGTTCGTGGTGTTCTTGGAGCACACCGGCCTGCGGTGGGGTGAAGCGACGGGCCTGCGGTGGGAGAACGTGGACTTGGAGGCTAACCACCTCAAGGTGAAGGAAGTGCTCAGCGAGGACAACGGCAGGTTGTTCCGGAAGGCGGCACCCAAGTCGGTGGCCGGGTTCCGGACGGTTCCGCTGACCCCGGAGGCCACCGATGCGATTCGCACCATGGTGAATCGGTGGCGTCCGCGGGACACCGTCACCCCGATCGGTGAGGATCCCTACGACCTCGTTCCGGACGAGCTGGTGTTCCGCGGTCCGCAGGGCGGCACGCTCACGCGGCACAACTTCCGCAGGGTGTGGGTGCCGGCCATTCAGGATGCTGGTCTGGCCCGGAAGGTGAAGAATCCGGAGACGGGTCGGCTGGAGTGGTGGCCGCACGTGCACAGTCTTCGGCACGTCTTCGCGACGTGGCTGAAGGACATCGGGGTGCCGGAGAAGGATGCTCAGGCGGTGTTGGGGCATGACCGTGGTTCGAAGGTGACGTGGATTTATCAGCATGCGCCGGAGGATGTGGCGGCTCAGGTGCGGGCGAGGATGGTTGGCCCGGATGAGTCTGCTGTTCGAGTTCTCCGGGCTGTTTGATCTTGTGGAGTCCGCGGAGTCCACGTGGAGTCCACAAAACCTGCTCGGTGGATCTCGGTGAGTCTCGGATGTGCTCGAAATCGCAGGTCAGGCCCCCTTGTTGGTGGCGCTCGGTGAGTCTCGGCGAGTCTCGGCGGGACGGGAGAGGGTTCTACTTTTTCTCCTAAAGCGGGTGTCGCAGGTTCGAATCCTGCCGGGGGCACAGACTGCGTAGCAGGTCAGAGCACGTGAGGGGCCTCTCGTTCATTCGAACGGGAGGCCCCTTTCATGATCGAAGTCCACATGGAGTCCACACCGCCAGACGATCATGGTTTGGTAATGCCTCTTACGGGGGACTTGAAGGGTGCTCCAGGCAACGTAAAGTTTCGAGCAGGACGAGGACGGCGTGACTCCCCAACGCGCGCCAGACACAGGCTCGTCGTCACCTGCGGGGCCCCGGTGGGGAGACCGGGCCCGTGGGCGGCGACCCCCGCCGAACGCGTCGGCGGGGGTCGCTCGTACAAACGTAGACCGCCCCACCCCGGTCAGGGGGTGGGGCGGTCTTGCTCTGACTAAAAGTCAGAGCGAGGACGACGCTTTCCGGCGGACACAGGAACACCGGTACATCGCCCGTATGCGCTGGGGGGGCCGGCGTCACGCCAGCGTCCCCAGCATGCTCAGGCAGGCCCTTTGCATAGATGCGGTCCGGTGGGTTAGCGCACAGCAGACACACAGCTATTACGTGGGCAGCACATCTAACGATGCCGAACCTTGATCACTCAAATTAGGGTCGGCCCTAATCACAACTGATCATGAAGTCGGGAGCGTGGACGAGTGCCGCGCCCCACCCCGCCTGACGACTGGGTCATCGCCCGCCGTCGACAGGTGGGCGATCGGATCCGCCGCGTCCGAGAAGACCACGACCTCACCCAGCTCGACGTCTGCGAGCGTTCCGGCATCGATGTGGCCACCTACAGCCGGATCGAACAAGGGCACGCCTCACCCAAACTCGACACCCTGATCCGCATCGCCGCCGCCATCGGCGTCTCCCTCGCTGACCTAGTCAGGTGACAGACGGCCTTTCGGCCCTGACACCTGCTCTACGCGGGAGGACAGGGCGTCCGTCGCGGCGGAAGCAAGATTCTTTTACCCATACACCGATCCAGGCAGCAGAAGGCCCCGCCCATCCACCACGGGGGAAGCAGACGGACGGGGCCAGCATGTGTGGCTACCCGACCGCCACGGGGACAGGGACGAGGGCGCGGGCCTGCTCCATCAGGGCATCGTCCGCCAGCGTCAACCGGCCGGCGTGGACCCGCAGGTGCCCGTAGTAGGGGCTGTCGAGGTCGACGGCGCGCGCCATATCCACGGTCCATGCCGTGTTTGCTACGTCGATCGTGTTGGTCTTACGGACGGTGCGGGATCCGGAGCCGAGGCAGGCGAGCCAGCAGCCGCAGCGCTGTTCGTGGCTACCTTTCCACTCGCCGATGAAGGCGTGGCGGGCGGCCATGGCGAACAGGTCGCCGGGCTCGTGGACGTTGCCTTCGATGGGGATGACGCCGAGGACTGCGGTGAGGCCGCCGTCGGTGGTGGTGTAGGCGAGGACGCAGCGGGATCCGGTTTCCCAGTCGTGGAGGAATGGGAAGATCGTGACCCTGCCGGTGCCGTGCATGTCCTTCGCCATCTTGTCGTCCTCTCGTCGTGGGGTCGGCCTCCGCCACTGTACGGGCGGAGGCCGACAGTTTCTTTGGGTCAGTTGCTGTAGTCGCGGCCGTCGTCGGAGTCGCCCGTCGGCGGGTTGGGTTCGCCGCCGTCGTCCTCGTCGCCGCCACCGACCGCCAGCAGGATCGTGCGCTGGAGTGCTTCCTTCAGGGGCATGCTGTTCTCCTTGTCACTCGATCTGACGTGCTCTGTGGGGGCCGCCCCCGTTTCGCCGTCCAGGGGCGGCCCTACCGGCGCCCGCAAGGCGCCGGAGTCTGCGCGGTCAGCCCTTGGCGAGGTTCTCGTAGTGGTCGCACAGGGCCTGGACGGAACGAGCCAGCCGCATAGCCACGGACATCCGCACCGGCGGGTAGTCGCCGACCCCCAGCCGCAGCCGCGTGTAAGCCTCGCGGGTACAGGCCAGAGCGCATGCCCGGGGGACGTCGTCCTTCGGCAGGCCCAGGGTCATCGCCTCGATGATGGGGATGAGCAGCTGCAGGTGCCCGCGGAGGGCGAGCCGCAGCGTCTCCAGCTCGTCCGGGCTGATCGGTGCCGCGTCTTCGGCGAGCAGCCGGCGGGCGGTGGCGCGCATCGTGGCGATGTCGGGCGGCACCTGGTCCAGGTCTGTTGTGACCGCTGGTCGGGCGATACGGTGAGGCATGTCGGCTCCTCGGTAGTCGACCACGCCCCGGGGTCGTTCGCGCGACCGCCGGGGCTTTCGTTACTGGTCACGATCGCCCCATCGCTATAGGTAGCGCGACGACGAATGCGGCGTCATACCGGCGACACGAGGGGCGTCATTCCGGTGTCATTTAGCAGCCTGAGCGTCTAACGTAGACACATGACCACCCCGAACAGCACCCTTCGGGCAGTCCGCTTGGGGCTGCTCATGAGTCAGGACGAATTCGCCCGCGCACTCCGCGACGCTGGCACAGCAGCAGGCGCACCCAACGACGCCTCCAAACGACTGGTGCAGCGCTGGGAAGCGGGAACAACCGCAGCCCCAAGGCCCCTCTACGCCCGCGCCCTGGAGTCTGTTACCGGGATGCCCATCGAATCCCTCGGCTTCCCTGCCTCCACCTTCGCCCGAGTCTCCGACGACGGCCGTGGCGGCCACGACCTTGAAGACTCCCCCATTGGGATTCCGGTGGCGAATGGGGTTCGCAGCCCGCAGGCATCGTCACGCGAGAACTACTCCGGCGTCTGGCTCAGCACCTACGAGTACGTCTCTAGCGGCCGAAACAACGAGGTCTTCACCGGGAAGCACCACGTCGTACTACTCCAACACGGCAACCGACTGAACGGCCGTAGCCTTCCGAACGCGTCCCTCAACCCGGACAGCCCCCTCACTCTGGACCTGCAACTGGACGGCAACGCCGTAACCGGCACCTGGACCGAGCAGACGGCACGAGAGGGCTACTACCAGGGCGCCCGCTACTTCGGCGCCCTGCAGATGCTTGCCGAGCCGACTGGACGCCGCATGGCCGGCAAGTGGGTTGGATTCGGTCGGGACTTCGACGTGAACACCGGACCGTGGGAGTTGCGCCTCTTGGACGCATCGACCAGCAAGGCAGCCCTTGACCAGTACAACCGGAGGCCTGAGTGAGCAACAGCCCGTGGGAACGTTTGGCCGCCGCAAGCCTGTCGGCGAAGACGGGGCGGCGGCCAGACGAGTACCTGAATGCGTGGAACAGCGGGAGGCGTTTGGACCGGCCGCTGTGGCGCTCTCAGATACCTGCTGCCGTGCGTCGAGCGGTTGAGGCGGAAGGGCCGTGCGTCTACTGCGGCGGCGCCGCCTCGGTCATCGACCACATCAAGCCGTGGGCGCGTGGTGGCACCCACGACCCTTCGAACCTTGTCCCTGCTTGCGTCACCTGCAACTCGTCAAAGTCGGACTGGCTGCTGACTGAATGGGATGCGGACCGTGTACGGCGTGCCGTTGCGGCCAGCGTTAAGGTGGCGGCCGTGTACGCACTCCTGACGAAGGATGCCCCTCCGCAGTGAGGGTCGGAGGCCGTACTCTTGGATCATGTCCCCCGCTGCTGTCTCTGGTCCGGTGCGGTCTGCTGCCGAGTTGAACGAGCAGATCCGTGCCCTGTGGTCGCATTCGGCGGTGCCGCTTACTCGGGAGTAGCGCGGGGACGTGGTGGAGGCGGCCTAGTCTCCGGAACCCGGAGGGAATGGCACTCGAAGTGGGGCCACCCGGGTCTCCCAAACGGGAGTGCCATCCACCTCACTGGTGACCTCGCGGTAACGGAGCATGTTTCCTCGCACAATCTCGATGTGCTCGTCGATCTTGTCGGGATCCAGGCCGTTGGCTCGGGCCCACTCGCACAGTTCCGCGCGACGCTCAGCGTCAATGCCGACCTTCATGCATTCAGGATGGCAGAAGGCCCCCTCCGCAGTAAGGGCCGGTCGGCGTAGGCTTGGCCTATGTCCCCCGACCCTCAGCCTGCGGGCAGCGTGCGCCCTGCTGCCGTCGTAAACGAGGACATCCGGGCCCTGGCGCGGGCGGCGTGGGGGCGGCCGTTCACCGACGTTGAGCGGGCCCGCTATGAGCTACTGGTGGTGGAGTGGTCGGCCGCCGACCGCGCCGAGGACGCCTCACGCGTACTGGCGGCGTGACGGGTCGAGGCCGATACCACCGATACCGAGCAAGCCCAGGCCAAGCAGCCCGCCAGATCCGCCGCTGCCGCTGTCACCGCCGCTGGTGTCACGGCACGAGTAGTGGCTGGAGCCGTCCGAGTCCGGCGTGCACTCGTAGGTCGTCCCCTTGTACTCAAACGACCAGCCTGACGGCGCTGGCCCAGCCGGGCCCTGCTCCCCGGGATCACCCTTCTCGCCCTTGTCGCCCTGCGGTCCCTGCTCGCCCTGCGGACCGGCCGGCCCGGCCGGACCCTGTGCGCCCGCGGCACCCGACGGGCCCACCGCGCCCGGTACACCCGCCATGCCAGGGCTGCCGCTCGGCCCCGCACTGCCAGGCGCCCCCGACGGCCCCGACGGCCCTGGCGAGCCTGCCGGTCCGGCCGGTCCGGGGATCGGCACCGGTACCTGCGCCCGGTCGGGCAAGTTCTTGACAGCCTTCGTCGGATCCGGCGCCACCGGCGTCCCGCCCCGGGCTTTCACCTGCGCTCGCAACGCCCGCACGTCGCCAGCAAGCGTGGAAACAGCGTTGCCGCGAAGGTCGGCCTCGGCGGCCAGCTGGTCCGCGCGATGCGCTTCCGCCTGCACTCGCACGTACACCAGGAGGACCGCGCCGGTGAGGAAGAGCAGAAACGCCAGGAGCGCGATGGGCTTCCACCTGCGGGCGAGCACCCGGTTGGCGTGCCTCATGGCTGCCCCCCGAGTTGATGCACCAGCAGCTTTAGGCGGGACACTTCAGCCCGCTCCGTTGCCAGCTCCAAGCGCACTTGAGCGAGTTCCGCCCGCAGCTCCTTGCGCTCCTCTTGTAGCTGGTCCGTGAGATTGTCGTAGCCGGTCAATGCCGAACCCTCCCGCTGGGCGCGCCCCGCGACTTTGGATCCGTACATGGCTGCCGCCCCGGCAACCGCGGCGCTACCTATCACGCCGACGGCCGTGACAAGGGCGGCATCCATGCCACCTCCAAAACGCTCGCACCGTGCAGGATCAGACGCCCGGCTCCGAGCGGGCGCTGGACGTCACGAGGGAGTCCTGCGCCTTCCCGGATACGCCGGTCGGCTTCCACAGCCCGAAGTGCGCGAGGACGCCGGTGCCGAAGGAGACGAGGGCGAGGACGGCGGCCGTCTGCCAGCTGTACCCGGCGTCGTGCGGCCCGGCGAGTTCGACGAGGAAGCCGTTCGCCGTGGACAGGGCGAGCAGGAGCACGGCCTTGACGCCGGCGTTCGTGATGCGGGTCGTCACGAGGCCGACGAGGACGGGGAGGACCACGCTGATGATGAGGCCGAGCCAGTATGCGGAGTTGAGGTTGACGGACATGAGGGGGTTCTCCTTCGGGGGGTTCAGGCGACGACGTCGAAGCCGTGCTTCGCGCCGAGTTTCTTGAGGCTGGTCATGCCAGGGACGCCGTCGGCAGCAGAGCCGGAGTAGCCGAGGCGCTTCTGCCAGCGTGCGTAGGCGTTGACGGTGAGCGACCCGAACGAGCCGTCCACGTACTGCCCGGCAAGCAGGCCTTCCGCCTTCAGCGCCTTCTCGACGAGCAGCACCTCGGCCCGGTAGCTGGTGTGGCCCTGCGCCGCGGGCGGGTCGTGGCGGGCCGCGTACACGATGTGGGAGAGGCTGACCGTCGGCTTCGCGGCCGGCTTCGGCGCGGGCGCGGACGCGAACAGGTTCGGCATCGGTCCGGGGTCGACGTGGCTGTTGCCGGGGATCTGGTTGTGCCCGTAGTGGCCGCCCTGGTGCAGCCACGTGTCCAGGGAGACGGTGTCGCGGACGAAGCCGGTGGGCGGTCCGCCGGGCCAGGTGTCGGCGATGCCGAGGCTGCGAAGCCACGCCATGATCTGGTCGAGGCCCTTGCAGGGGGTGTCGCGGACGGTGGCGTACTTCTTGCCGTTGACCGTCTCGCCCGCGGTGAAGACGGTCTCGATCTGGATGCAGTACTTCCCGGTCCTGTTGGTGCGCACAGAGCCGTCGTTCTGCAGCGAGAGGCTGCGGGAGTCGGCCGGGAACATCTGCGCCACGGCCCCGGTGAACGGGTCCCACAGCAGGTGAGGGGCCACATCGGCTCCTCCGCCAGTGAACCAGCCGAGTTCGTTGGCGAACGTCCAGTCGTGGGCGTTGGACGTGATGTGCCAGACCGCGCGGGCCGGGCCTCCGTCCATCGCCCCGGTGTTGCCGAGCGAGTGCCGGGTCGCACCCGGCATCCACAGGTCGACCATGGTCACAGTCCCTTCGCGGTGAGCCAGTTGTGGGCGGCCAGCGCGAACGCCATGTCCGGGTCGGCCGGCGTGGGGGTGGGCTGCGGGGCGGTCACGAACGTGGGGACGGTGACGTCGCCTTGCTGGGACAGCAGCCACTGCATGTCCGTTTCGGTGACCCAGCAGGATCCGGAGTCGGCCCACGACGCGCCCCAGCTGTTGTCGAGGCGGAAGCGGGATCCGTCCCAGCCGGAGCACACGATCTCGTGACCGCCCGCCACACCCGACGTCTTGTCGACGGTGAGGGTGCCGGACGGCATCGGGTCGAACATCGAGTTGAGCCACACGATCCCCAGCATCGCCGGGCCCGTCTGCAGCGCCGACTTCAGCGCGGCGAGAGAGAACGCGTGCGTGTACCCGACCGCCAGCCCCAGCTTCTTCAGAGCCTTCGCCGCGCCGAGGCCGCTGCTACCGGTGTCGTCCGGCGGATACTGGCCGGGCACGTTGTCCAGCGTGGTGGCCAGTTTGTAGATGGCCACGGCGAGGTTCTCGTCGACGTCGTAGGCGCCCTGCGACGTCTTCACCCCGGTCAGGCCCTTACGCACGCTGCTGTCCGTGCCGATCAGCCCGGCCGCGGCGTTGCCCGTGCACGAGCCCAACTGGCCCTGGTCGAAGACGGGGACACGACGCACCCACTGCACCGGCCTGATAGCGGAGGTGGGCAGGACGCCGTGGGCGTAGCGCAGGGACCGCGGGTCGTGCTCGACATGCCGGCCCAGCCGCTGCTCGCGGCCGTGGATCTCAGGAATGTGGGTGGTGTTCAACTCGGGTCCCTTTCACGGCTGG